GCGGACCTTTAATTTTATCAATAATCTTACTTGCATCTTCATTCATCATTCTTACTCTAAATCCTGATTCTTTAGGAATCGAGTATCTAACTTGAATTTCAATGCTTGTTCTTTTTCTTCCAGATAGTCCAGATGATCCATCATCTTCAGCTAATGTTACTTGATCTAAAGTAAATTGTCTTTGTGCTTCATATCGATCATTTAAATTAGTAACTAATCCTGATCCATCATCAATAGAAATGAATCCTTGATGGGTGTCAGTTTTAGGAAGTATTTCTTCGATCATGTTTTTTATATAATCTAAAGATGCAAAGATTCCCCTAGACATTATCTTTTACTCCTAAGCTTATTCCCAATATCAAAAGCTACTGCATCTACAAGAATATCAACTTCTTTTTTAGTCAAGCCAATATATTCTCTTTTATCATTTACATCATATCCATAGTATCTTACATGCTTAGTCAATCCAATTTTAAAGCTTGTAGCTTTAGCTTCTAACACTATCAAATTATTCATGAGTTGACCTGATAAAATTAAATCGACTTCTGCAGATTTCCCTCTTCCCCTAGTTCTTTTTCTAGACTCTTCTTTATATTGTCTATATCCATCCTCATAAAAAACACTCTTTCCGCTTCTAGACTTTCTCCCGCCTTTGGGCTTAAGCCTAGCTCCTTTATATGGTACATAAAGAGGTTCTTCAGAATAATCATCAAATTTCTTTCCATTAGCATCAATGCCTTTTGAAGTTCTCAGCTTGATACTTGCGAGAGTATTAGAAGCTAAAGCTGCTGAATCTGAAGCAGTCCATACTGAAGAGGGTAGATTTAAATTTACTTTAACAGGCATAATCTAATGTCTCATTGCTCTAGATGGTTGGAAAGTTTTCTCATAGTCTGATGGAGTATAGCTTTTCCAGGAAGCCCTAAAATCTGTTCTCTTTCCTCCTGCTTTCTCTACATCTATTTCTCCATCATCTATTACTCCATCTCCATTTAAATCTATATCTACTGATCTAAGAGCTAAATCTAAAAGTTCTAAGCATCTATTCCTCATGCTTTCAGCAATATCTAATTGAAGATTCATCTCATAAATTTGAGCAGATGCACAATAGCAATGACATAAAAGAAAGTCTGAAGCATTAAATATTTCATCTTCAGTAATAGAGCTTGCTGATAGTCTATTTCTAAGCATTAAAGAAAGCTCTTCTAAACTCGCTTCAATTTGAGGAGTAAAATCTGATTGTCTTCTTGGTACTAGATCAGCAAGTGTAGCAAATCTATTCACTAATTCATCATGATCTAAACCAGTGTCAAAAGGTCTAGGAGTAACTTTAATCACTCCTTTTTCAATCTTGTTTTGTGTCTGTTGTCCTAAATCAGATACAAAATTGATTTCATATTGAAAAGTCCCGCTTGTAGAAGTTACATCTAAAGATGATGCTGTATAATACCATAATGCAAACTCTAAAGAAGCGGGAGAAGATAAATCAACTTCTCTAGGCAAAGGATCAGCTAATACAGCTGAAGTTCCTACAATTCGAACTACTTTTACAGAGTAATAAGTATCACCATCTGTTTTAAAGAATGCTCTTACTTGATCTTTTTCTAGTGAAGTAGAAGAAGCAATAGTTAAAGTTCTTCGATCATTAGCAATAGCAGTTACTGAAATATCTGCTCTTGATTGATTTAGATTACTTGTAACTGTTGATGAAGCTTTAATAGTAATTGTTGGAGTTCCTGAAACAGGAGTTGGACTATTCCATTCAAAGAGATAATCTTTACTAGTAATTGCTTTTCTCATTTTCTTTTACCTCCTGAATTCGCTTTTTTTATATCTGATTTAGTAGCTCTTTGTAAATTAGCAGCTTGAATAAATCCATCTGTAACAGGACTCCAAGAGTGCCTACAGTTATAGCCTCCTCCTGCAGTTCTCACAGATAAGCCTTGTCCATTATTTAGCTGATTCATTTGTGAATCAGTTATTACTTTATTTACTAAAGGTTTACAAAAAGCCCTTGTTAATCCATCTTCTGGACCTGTATATAAATAGTTTGTTATTCCTGCTGCTTCAGAAATAGAAGCTGTTACTGATCTTCCATAAATACTAATTTGAGTATTTATTTCTGTTAATTGTTTTTTTTCCGCGCTCTCTAAACTTCGAGCTAGTACACTCATTGATTGATCTAAAGGAACTTCTAAGACTAAACTATTAAGAGCTTCTCTTACTCCAGAGGTTACTTTAGGAAGTATTAAATCATCAAATACTTTTTGAACTGCTACTTTTTTCATAAAATCTATAATCATAGATTGATTTGGAGAAATAGCTAAACCAGGTTCAATAATAGCTGCTGTAACTTGAGCAGCTTTACTTATGTTTTCTGATTGCTCTACAAATTCATCTATTGAAGAAGCATATCCTCCATCAATAGCCAAATCAGTTAATTCTGAATTTGTGAGATTCATTAAATTTAGAGGATTGCTAGATTTAGCAACTCCTTTAAAATTTCTTAAAAAGTCTTTTCTTGATCGATCAAGTGACTTTTTCATTTTAGCTTCAGCTTTAATTTGTGTTTTTAATTCATCAAGTTTAGCTTTAGTTAATTCTGCTCTAATTCCTGTTTGGGTTTTTAATTGTCTCTCTAATTCAGCAACTGCTTTTTTATCAGCTTCTGATTCAGATAATAGATTTATATTAGAGAGATCATTAGAGCACATAGATAAATCTTAAATCTTAGATACAAGCTGTTACAATGAATCCTAAAGAAGTATCTACTTCTTTAAAGATATGTTGCTCTTCTACCCATACTGATCTTCTTACTGAATCATTAGAATCATATTGGCCCGAGTGCATAGGCTTAAAATCAAAGTTAAGAGCGGCTACAGGCATAGCTTTTACACCACCTGACTTTTGTACTACAGCATCTGAACCTTTCATGATTCCACAGAAGATAGTTGCATCATTCCAGATTTGAGCTTCTGAAGATGTTTGACCAGGAATAGCTGTTTCTCTTCGAGCTGCCCCGACATACACATGAGGAATTCCTAAAACATCTCGAATAATAGCGGCTACAGCTTCATCATTTAATACAAGCTGACCACCTCCAGCGATACCTGATGGAGAAGTACCTACTGTTAAATAGCTTCTAAATTCAGGATTTCTAGCTAAAGCTCGAGCTGCTCCTCTTCCGAGAATGATAGTATCTGGATTGATACCATGAGCATTTTGAAAAACTTGATCTTTTAATAAGTCAAGTCCTGTAAGAGCATCTGTACCAGCAGCATCTAATTTTCCACCCATCAAAGCAGTACAATTATTTGTATTAGTGAAAACTGCAGTATTAAAAAGTAAATCAGCAGCTCTTTGTTCTTTCTTTAGTAATAAAGCTCTTTGAACTTTTAAAGCTGCTCTTTGTTCTTCACTGCCTGGATACTGAGAATCAATAATATCTTCCATAGCAATTTTTTCTTCAAGCCCATAATTTTCAGCTTTGAAAGTCATGCTAGTTCTATCAAATTCAGTTAAAGAAACTCGACTTGATCCAGGAGCTCTTCTAATATCAAGTTCAGGAGCTCCCATAAAATTCCTAGTATTCTCTAAAAGAAGAGTACCTGATCTTTCAGGGATCTTGATATTTTCAAATACTTGATTAGCAATGAGTTGAGAATTTGATGGAATAGCTTGCTGAACTAAGCTAGTTAAAATCTGATCAACAGGATGAATTACACTATATGCACTATTCATAATTTATACTCCTAAGCTTTTAATACAGATGGTCCATTGAAATAAACTTCAATTTCATCACCATCTACAGCAGATACTTGATTAACATTGGGAAGAACTCGACAAAGAGGATAGTCTGTAGATACTGCTGCTTCTACTTTTCCATCTGTTGTCACTGATAAAATTGGAGTAGTAGCAAAATTAGTAATTGTATTTCCTGCTACTACTCGAGTGATACCAAAGATTACTACATCAATCATATCTCCCGCTGATCCTGCTCTTTGAGCTACTCCTGCAATTTGTGCTTCAGTTGGATCATCAGCTACTGCAATTTTACCAGCTGTATCAAATTTAACTACTGCATATTTAGTAATAGAACTTGCAGCTTCAAAACTTCGAATATTATTAGTATTAGTACTCATTATAACACTCCATTGATTGCTTTATTATAAAATTCTGAATTGTTTTCTCTAAATAAAGAAAGAGCTTCAGAGTAAGAAATATTCTTTTCTTCAGATAGATTTCTAATCTTTTGATCTAAAGTAGATCGATTGATTTCTTGACCGCTTGAAGAATGACCTACAGTTTTTAAATTTACTTGACTGTTAGCAGGTCTATCATTGAACATATTCCAGAAAGAGGGCTGTACATCTTTCATGTTCCAAGCATCTTTAGCATAAGCTTCTTCTGCTGGAGTAATCTTACCTTCATTTAAAAGAACAGATACAGCTTCTTTACACTTAATTTCATTATTCTCTCGAGTAAGTTTAGAAACTGTTTCTTTAAGAAGTGTAATTTCAGAAAGTAAATTGGATGATTCAGAAAGCTTTTTATGCTTCTCCTCATCTTCCATCATCTTCTTTTTCTTTTCTTCTTCATCATGCTCTTTCATTTCTTCAGCTTCTTCAGCTTTCTTTTCAGCATCATAATGATTATTCATCTTTTGTTTATCATCATGTTCAGCATTCAAAGAAGCTTCTGATTCAGCTTTCATTTCTGCAATTTGCTTCTGAAGTTCTAGAATCATAGCTTTAAGGGCTTCTGTTCCAAGCTCCTCTAACTTTTCTTTTTCATTCTCATTCATTTGTTGCTCCTTAGCACTTTCTGAGAGTGTTATAGAATCAATTTTGTTGTGACTTTGAGCGGGTCTAGGAGTAAGAGTAATAGCTAATAATTGAGCATCTCCTATTTTATCTCCTCCATCTCTAGAAAAGACTTCTCCATCAATATATTCTGGAGAACTCCATAAAATACCACCTGCATTCTTGACTACTTCAAGCCCTCTTTCATTATAAGCAGGTATAGCATAAAGCCCATCTTCTCGAAGTTCTAAATCAAGAATTAAGCCTAAGCTATTTCCACTTTCAGGAGGAGCAGGAGCACCTCCATTAAAAGGACTTGTAGCATGTTGCCAATCAATAATAACAGGATCTTGTACTTGTCTTTCTTTGAATACTCTTACTAGTTCTTCAAGTAGATCAGAAGATATTTCTTTTCCTATCTTCTCTCCATTCATTCGACTTGAGACTTGACCTAGCGAGAGTGTTTTAAAAGCTTTTCCTATTTGAAGCCCATCTGGAATATTATAATTAGAAGTTGCATCTAATTGTATAGCTTCTCCATATGCTCTTAAGCTTTGAGCTTTTTCATCTGCTTTCTTCATTTGATTTACCTTTGTTTTGCTCCAAGTATAAGCTGAATTACCTCCCCATAAGTCCCAAGCTTGCCTTCCCTTGCCATAATCATCCCAAGTAGAACCTTCTTTATCTACTTCATGTCTTTGAAAGTATGCAAGCATTCTCTTAACAGTATCAGGACTTAATCTTTTTCTATTTACTAAATCTCGAGCTCGAGCTAATCCTACTTCTGTTCCTCCTCTTTGTGATGGAGGTTTAGTAGCTCTTATTCTTAAAGCTCTTTCAGCTGCTTCTGCTGCTGCTTTAGGAGGTATAAAATCAATGTGAGAATATTTATCTGGAATATTAAGAAGTTCAGTTTTCTTTTCAGTTTTTTGTGGATGCCCTTTAGGGAGTAAATCTAAATCAGTATTATAAGCTTTCTTTCTTTCTCCTGTACCTGCCAATTTAAGGAAAGCTTTTACTCGAGCAAGGGCCCACTGTTCTCTAGATGATACATTTGGTCTATGTGATATACTAAAAGCTCCTGCTCCTCTTCTGTAGACTGCTTTTAACATTCCGAGATCTACTTTTTTAGATGGAGACTTATATTTTTCATTATGCTTATCTCTCATATTAGATAAAGCTTTTTCAGTAGCTTCTGAAATCTTAATATCTCCTCTTGATCCTGAAGCTGATCCTTTAGGGTTCTTTTTTGATCCTATGATTTGATCTTTTTTAGGCGCGGGAGTTTGAGCTTTAGTTCTTTGTTTAATCTTTTTAACCATCTTGAGCCGCCTTTTTTCTTTGCTTAATTAGCTGTTCAGCTAGTAAAGCAGCTCCTGAAGATTTCGAATTAGAAGCAGCTCTTTCAAAAGATGATCTCTTAGAATCATCTGGAAGTTCATTTAATCCAAAGAGATCTCTTAAAACTTGCTCATCTGAATCAGTTGGAGTTAATACTCCACTTTGAACAAGAGTTGGAAGCATAGCTAAAGATTCGGCAAGATGATCAGTATCTAATCCTGTATGAACTAATCTTGGAAGCTTAGATTGATCAATATATCCAAAGTTAAATTTAATCAATCTTCCTATGGTGCCTCCTCCAGGTCTATCTTTTCCAGATATTTGAGATGCTATAATATCACATAGATTGATAGCTGATCTTCTAAATATAGATAGATGAACTTCTCCTACTGATCTAGCTCCTGTATCTGTAATTCCTAGATTAGTGAACTGAGTTAAGAATGCTTGTGATATTTGATTATCGCAATATGTATTAGTATCAATAGGAGCTTGTGAATATGAATTAGATTGAGCTGCATAAGTATCAAATTTAATTACTTCATTCTCAATTAGATATTGTCTTTCTCCTGCTATCAATGCTTGAGCTTGAGCTTCTCCATCATCGATCATAGCATCAATATCTCCATCTGAATATCCGCCTAATTCAGCAGCAGCTCTATCTACTGTTATTCTTGGAGTTGGAACTGCATATCTATCTAAAGCTATTGCCATAAGATTACATGATCTTTGTTTTAATCTCCAGGCCCACCATACCCGCCTTAATAATCCTACTCCCTCATAATTATTACCTGTTCTATTTAAAGTCAGTAATAATAATTTATTAGATGGAATAGGTTCAGGAGTTACTTCTATTCCTACAG